TGAGGAAAAACCTAAGACTACAACAGTAAATATAGAGAAAAAACCTGAAATTAGAAGAAAACCAAGCTACTAGTTGCATATTGCAATTATTTTTACTATATTAGAATAAAGGTTATTATAAATGTTTTATATATCAGAGACTGATAGTCAATTACAATTCTTAGAAAATGCAGGTAAGGAAGGTATATTTGTTATTCCTATACCTGATAGCTTTCAGCTTCATCCTAAGCTTGCCAAGACTATAGCTGTATACATAAGACCTCTATCTCAATCTAAAGGATTTATTATTCCTATAGCGCATGATGATGGAATGAATGTTGATAAACTTCGTGTCTCTGAACTACTTTCTAAATATGATAAAGTATATACATTAGATAAAAAGAACCTCTTATACCATTTCAATTTACAGAGAGCAATAGATATTAGCTTACTATACTCTATGACTTACTTTCAACGATTAGATTTATCGTACGATACGTTACTGTCTAACTGGTATTCAAGACGTTTTGATAATTTCTTACAAGTAAATAAGTTAGTACCTTTATCTAAATTACATGAACAGGGTGAGTTGTTATTTTCTAAAATAGAAAAGTATATAGAATTAGAAATACCTTCAGGTTTTGATTTTTATAATAAGTTAGCTACTAATGTTTTCTTTTTATTAGAACAGAAAGGTTTAGGAATAGTATATAATTCCTTTGTAGAATTATTTAAACCTAAAAATATTAATTTAAATACTAAAGATAATGTTACATATACCTCATATAACCTCTACAACGCTACATCTAGACCCACTAATTCTTATAATAGTGTTAATTACGCTGCTATTCCTAAGTCGGAAAGCCATAGAGGATCATTCAAACCGCAGAACGATTATTTTGTGGAGTTTGACTTTGACGGTTATCACTTGCGGTTACTTTGCGACCAGATTGGTTATTCACTTAGCTCAGAATCCGCTCATAAGCAATTAGCAAAACATTATTTTGGTACAGAAGATATTAATGAAGAGCAATATGATGAAGCAAAACAAATAAATTTTCAAGCTTTGTATGGAAAAATACCTCGTAAGCATAAAAACTTAGAGATATTTAAACTAATTCAAGAGTTTATTGATAATATATACGATGTATGGACTCAAACTGATATTGTTTGTAATCCTGAGTCAGGAAAACCGTTTACGAAAGAATTAGGACGTATGAATCCAGCAAAGCTTATGAATTATATGATGCAATCGTTGGAAACTTCCAGAAATGTTCTTATATTAAAAGAAGTACTTAGGTATTTGAAAGATAAAAAGACTGCTCCAGTCCTTTATACTTACGATGCTATACTTTTTGATTATAGTAAGGAGGATGGTAAAGAAGTCTTGGAGAATTTAGAAAAAATATTAAGTGAAGAAGGGAAATACCCGGTCAAATTTAAATCTAGTAAAAATTTGGTTTTGTAAAATAAGTTTATATTTATATTATGACAGACTATGCTGTAAAAGAGTCGCAATTTGATTACGACTTTGATCAATTACAATTATACGAGGATATGAGTAACAAATTATTCTGTACGTTTTCTACTGAAGAGAATCTCGAAAGCGTTCTAGAAAACATACAGGAGAAATACAATATTATTTACAATAAAATATTTGTATTATATTCAAAGAGTCAAAATGAGTACATCTGTACTTATAATGTTGACTTTGGTAACGTTTCTAACTTTTTAGAGAACACTATCCTTGTTCATAGAAAAAAAGAATCCAATACACTCTACACAATAAACGCTCTTAATAAACTAATCCAAGAGCTAAACGGTGGTAAGTTAGATACTTCATATAAAGTAAACTGGCTAGATTATCGAAACTGTATCTTATTAACCAGAGGACCTGAGTTAAAAAGAATCAATACAAAACTTTTCAAAATAATTGAAATATAAGTTGCTTCTTAAATAAGAAGTTCTTATATTAGTTATATATTAAATACTTTTAAAATTAGTTATAATTATGGGAATGGATTTATCCGCTATTAAAGCAAAGCTTGAGTCGATGAACAATACCGGCTCAAACAACGATCGAGAAAAGATCGATTACGAAAAAATCTTTTGGAAACCTACAATTGGTAAGCATCAATTAAGAATTGTTCCATCATCTTATGATCCTACTTTTCCTTTTAAGGAATTAAAATTCCATTATGGAGTTGGTAAGTATCCGATGATTGCACTTTCTAACTTTGGTAAGCAAGACCCAGTTGAAGAGTTTGTAAAAGAACTGAGAAAGACTAACGATAAAGATAATTGGTCTCTATCAGGAAAGTTAAACCCTAAGACTAGAATCTTTGCTCCTGTTGTAGTAAGAGGAGAAGAAGATAAAGGAGTTAGACTTTGGGGATTTGGTATAACAATCTATAAAGCTCTTCTAGCATTAGCAGAAGATGAAGATGTAGGTGATTATACTGATACTACAAATGGTTACGATATGATTGTTGAGCAACAGCAAGGCAATCCTTATCCAACTACAACAGTTAGAATTAAGCCTAAACAAACTCCGCTTTCTACTAACGTTGATCAAGCAGAAAACTGGCTTAAAGAACAGCCTAATCCTACTGAAGTATTTACTCAGTACGATTACGACTTCATTAAAAAACAACTTCAAAATTACTTGAACCCTAATTCTGATGAGACTGAGACTACAACTCCAGCTACTCCTACAGAACCGGCTAAAGCATCTTCTGATTTTACTTTACAGAATGCAGCAGAAGGTAAGGATACAGTAAGTAAATTTGATGATCTTTTTAATGAATAAGAATGGCAGTAAAGAAAGCGACAAAAGAAGCAGCTGCTAAAGCAGTAAAGAAGAACTTTAATTTATCAAAGTTTAAATCTAAAAAAGGTTTTTCTAACGCTTCTGTTAAATTTAAACCTCAAAAATGGATACCTTTATCTAAGGCATTCCAAGAAATAACGAATGTACCTGGAATTCCTCAAGGACATATTACGTTATTAAGAGGTCATAGTGATACCGGAAAAACTACAGCCCTTATAGAAGCAGCAGTAAGTGCCCAGAAGATGGGTATCTTACCTGTTTTTATAATTACTGAGATGAAATGGTCTTGGGAACATGCTGAAGAAATGGGATTACAATTTGAGGAAATCAAAGATGAGAATGGAGTAACACAGGACTACGATGGATTCTTTTTATATGCAGATAGAGGTACTTTAAATACTATCGAAGATGTAGCAGCTTATATGTTAGATCTTATGGATGAGCAATCTAAAGGTAATTTACCTCACGATATGGTATTCTTTTGGGATAGTATTGGTTCTGTACCTTGTGACTTATCAGTACGTTCTAATAAGAATAATAATGAATGGAATGCAGGTGCTATGTCTACTCAATTTGGTAATAATCTAAATCAGAAGATTTTATTATCTAGAAAAGAAGGTTCTCCTTATACTAATACGTTAGTAGCTATCAATAAAGTTTGGACTATGAAACCTGAATCTCCGATGGGTATGCCTAAATTACAAAATAAAGGTGGTATGTCTATGTGGTACGATTCAACTATGGTAGTAACTTTTGGTAATATTACTAACCCTGGTACTTCTAAAATAAAAGCTATCAAAGATAGTAAGCAAGTTGAGTTTGCTAAAAGAACGAATGTTCAAATAGAGAAGAATCATATTAGTGGAGTAACTACTAGAGGTAGAATAGTAATGACTCAGCATGGTTTTATAGAAGATAAGCCAAGAGCTATTGAAAACTATAAAACTCAGCATAAAGAAAGATGGTTAAATCTTCTGGGCTCAGTAAACTTTGACTTAATCGAAGAAGGTGATTTAGAGGAAGATAAAATTTCTACAACCTTACTTGATTAATGGCTAAAGATTATTCCGATTTAATAAATAATTTGAAAGAAACCCCGCCTCGAGAGCTCAATGATCATATACTGATAGTTGACGCAATGAATATGCTTATTAGAAGCTTTTCATTACTCAAAGCGATGAACCCGACGGGCCACCATATTGGTGGTCTCGTTGGCTTCTTAAGGTCTCTTGGCTATATGACGCGTATAGTTGATCCAACTAGAGTCGTTATAGTATGGGACGGTAAAGGAGGTTC